TACGAGATACTGATCGGTCTCGTGGGCTCGGAGATGTGTATAAGAGACAGATGATTGATTACACTATTCCAAAGGACATTGAAAAGGATGCCAAGGATTATATGCAGAATGTACTGGAACAGCTAGATAGTGCTGGTATGTTAGAGAATGTAGATAGTGCGGCTTTAACGATGCTGGCTAGAAACTATAGTATGTTCATTAAGGCATCCAAGCAGTTAGAAGATGAAGGTTTGACCGTTACCAGTGATAGAGGTAACATAGCACCGCACCCAGCTATTAAGATTGCTAAAGATGCACAAACACAAGCTATGAAAGTTATGCTGGAGTTCGGACTAACAGCTAAGGCTAGAACTAAATTGCCTAAAGTAGAGCAGGACGGATATAGCCCATTTGAGCAGTTTATAAAGGAAGGAAAGGAAGTTAGATAATGAATACCAAACTTTACTATGATTACTGTAGTAAGGTTCTTAATGGTGAAATAATAGCTGGTGAGACTATTAAGCTGGCTTGTAAGAGATTCCAGAATGACCTTAAAAGGGATGATTTGGAATTTAAAGAGGATAAGGTAGATAGAGCCATTCTATTTATCAGCACATTGAAACATTATACAGGTAAACATTCTGGTAAACCATTCACCTTAGAAGGATGGCAGCAGTTTATAATAGCTAATATAGTTGGATTCTACTGGAAGGGAACTAATACCAGAAGATATACCAGCAGCTATATAGAAGTAAGTAGAAAGCAGGGTAAGACAGCTTTAGCTGCTGCTTTATGCTTGTATTATTTAATAGCAGATGGTGAAGATGGCGCAGAAGTATTATTGGCTGCTAATAGCAAGGAACAGGCTAAAATTGCATTCGATATGTGTAGCAAGTTTAGTAAGGGACTGGATTCTAAAGGTAAGTATCTTACCGCTTATAGGGCTGATATTCTGTTTAACCTTACTAATTCCAAGTTGAAAGTATTGGCTGCTGATGATAGTAAGTTAGATGGTTTTAATGCCAGTTTTGGGTTGTTGGATGAATATCACGCCGCTAAGAATAGTAAGGTTAGGGATGTTATCAAGTCTAGTATGGGAATGAGAATGAACCCACATCTTTGTACTATTACTACCGCTGGATTTGACAAGACCTTACCCTGTTACCAATTAAGAACCGTAGCTATAGAGGTGCTGAACGGCTTAAAGATAGATGATGAAATGTTTATAGCTATCTATTCTTTAGATGCTGATGATGATTGGAGAGATGAAATGAATTGGGTTAAATGTGCACCAAACTTAGATATTACAGTTACTTCCAAATACATTAGGGGACAGGTACAGCAAGCTATTAATAACCCTGCTGATGAAGTCGGAGTTAAAACTAAGACCTTAAATTTGTGGTGTGACAGTTCTAATGTATGGTTACCAGAGGATTATATTATAAAATGCAGTAAAGAAGTTGACCTTAATAAATTCGCTGGTATGGATTGCTATACAGGTGTGGATTTGGCTGCTACTTCAGATTTAACTGCTGTAGCTTACTTAGTAGTACAGGATGGTACTTACTACTTTAAGACACATTACTATCTTCCAGAATCAGCATTAAAGGATAAGGCAGATAAGGAACTTTACAAATACTGGAAGCAGCAGGGGTATCTTACAGTTACCAGTGGTAATGTTACTGATTATGACTATATAACTGCTGATATGCTTAGATATGCTGATGTAGTTAATATCCAGTCTGTAGGATATGACAAGTATAATGCTACACAATGGGCTATAGATTCTACAGAGCAGGGACTACCATTAGAAGAATATCCACAAACACTAGGTAACTTTAATATGCCTACTAGAGAACTGGAAAGGCTAATACTATCTGGTAAGGCAGTTATTGATAACAATGAAATAAATAGGTACTGCTTTAGAAATGTTACTTTGAAGTCTGATTATAATGGTAATGTTAAACCGAATAAGGCAGTAGACAAGAAGAAGATAGATGGAACTATAGCAATGATACAGGCTTTAGGTATGTATTTGCGGAATCCTAGATTTAGCAATGAAATAATCACAATATAATGGGACTTTTTACTAATTGGTTTAAAAAGAAAGAACCAGCGCAGGAAACCAGAGGGTTATTCTGTGATTCATTGATGTATAATATGAATGGTGGCTACACTACTAATAAGGCTATGCTTCTTAGTACAGTCTACAGATGCGTGGATGTTATTAGTGACGCAGTGGCACAATTACCATTAGAGCCATACTACATTAATGATTCTGGTTATAAGGAGAAATTTATTAAGCATCCTACCTATTATTTACTGAACAAAGAACCTAATCAGAAGATGAGTAGGTTTACTTTTATAAAGACTTTGATAGTAAGTACACTGCTTAAAGGCAATGGATATGCTTATATAGAAAGAGATGCTAAAGGAGATGCAATGGCACTTCATTATTTACAGCCAGATTATGTTACTATTACTGAACAGAAGGACGGAATTAGATATAATGTTGTAGGTATTAAAGGACTTGTAGAGCCTTGTAATATGATTCATATACTGAACTTTAGTTATAATGGTATTACAGGTATAAGCACTTTAGAGCACGCCAAACAGACTTTAGGACTGGCTACAGATTCAGAATCACACGCACAAGGATTCTTTAAAGGCGGTGCTAATTTGGCTGGAATCTTAAAGGTACAATCTACTTTAACTGGTAAGCAGAAGGTAGATTTAAAAACTAGCTGGCAGACAGCATTCAGCCCCACTACTGGTACACCTAATGGAGTGGCTGTATTAGAAGGAAATATGGACTTCCAGCCTATTACAGTGAATCCCGCTGATGCACAGCTATTAGAAACCAGACAGTTTAACGTAATTGATATATGCAGGTTCTTCGGGGTATCACCAGTTAAAGCATTTGACTTATCTAAGAGCAGCTATAGTACTGTTGAGGCTACCCAGTTAGCTTTCCTTACTGATACATTGTCACCATTACTAGAGAAGATAGAATTGGAGTTTGAAAGAAAGCTGTATAAGCCTTCTGAAAGAAGTAGAATAGATGTAAGATTTGATACATCTGTATTACTAAGAGCGGATAAACAATCTTTAGCAAACTACTACAATACACTATTTAATATCGGTGTGGTTAGTGCCAATGAGATTAGAAAGCAGTTGGATTTACCTGCCATAGATGGTGGTGATTCCCACTTTGTACAAGTAAACCTTATGGAACTAAAGAACGCTGCTAACAATATACCCACCAATAACGCAATAGACAATGATACAGACAATTTACAAGGGGACTGACTTAGTATTTAATATTAAGTTGGAAGATAAGGACGGTATTCCCTTTAGGGTAAGAAACACTTCTGAATTTATACTAAGACTTTACACCACAAACCCAGCAGAGTTTATAGAATGTAGTTTTAAGGATGGTGATTTGACTGGTATAATTGAGGAGGATAGAATAGATAAGGCGGTTATTAATTCATCTGACCTAGATAAGCTACAATCTGGACTAATCTATTACAGCTACAGCTTTAAAAGTCCTAATGCTATGTTCAATGATGCTTATTATGACGAGGTAGTTAAAGGGCAGACTAATTATTATTTGAAGTAATGGAACTACAGAGAGCAACTAAAGAAGGAGTATTAGAACTGGATAGAATCAGTGCCAAGATTGGTAGTACAGTTAATGCTGTATGGGGAACTGTAGAAGGTGATATTACTAAGCAGACAGACTTACAACTAGAATTGCAAGGTATTAAGGATTCAATACCAGTTACAGTACCCGCTGACGGTGGTAATGCAGATACTGTAAACGGACATACAGTGGAATGTGATGTACCTGCTGATGCCAAGTTTACTGATACTATATATAATGATTCCGCTTTAAAAGCCACTGTAGCCAACAAGGTGGATAAAGTATCTGGCAAAGGTTTGTCTACTAATGATTACACCAATCCAGAGAAGCAGAAATTGGCTGGACTTAGTAACTATGATGATTCAACACTAAGGCAATATATCACGTCTTTAGAGGAACAGAACAAGCTATTAAAGGAACAAGTGGAAGCACTACAGGCTAGGGTTAATAATAAAGGTTGGATTCTATTAGAATAATAATAACACGATGAGAGAACTAAGAAACTGTAATGAAATCGTAAAGATGGATTCCAGAACAGTAGAAGGCTATGCTTTAGTATTCGGTAAGCAGTCTAGGGATTTAGGAGGCTTTACTGAAGTAATAGAACCTACAGCCTTAGAAGGTATTTTAGAAAAGTCTGATATACTATGTTTACTTAATCACAATGAGGATAGAGGTATATTAGCTAGGTCTAAATATGGTACTGGAAGCCTAGAATTAACTATAGATGATACTGGACTTAAATACAGGTTTGAAGCACCTAACACTGCTTTAGGTGATGAACTGTTAGAAGGTCTTAGAAGGGGTGATATTAGTACTTCTTCATTTGCCTTTACTATCGGTAAAGATACTTGGACTAAGAAGGAAGATGGTAGTTATTTAAGAACTATCAATAGCTTCAAAGAATTATTCGATGTATCACCTGTATATAAGGAAGCATATCCAGATACATCTGTAGCATTAAGAAAGATGCAGGATTTAGAGAGCGAGGATTTAAAAGATTACTTCGCTAGACTTAGGAGTAAATTAAACTAATGAACACCTTAGAACTACTGGACAAGAAGGAACTGCTTAAAAAGAGAGCAGAGGAAATTATATCTGGTGCTAAGAAGGAAGTAAGAAAGCTAAATGCAGGAGAGCAGGTAGAATTTGATACACTTACCAAGGAAGTAGCAGATATAGATATTCAGATTAGAAAGATAGAGGAAGATAACCTTAAACAAACAACACATACAACTAATACTATGAAGGAAAAGTTTTCACTTTTAAAGGCTATTAATGATGTAGCCAATAACAGACAATTAGACGAGAGAGCACAGGAAGTGGTAACTGCTGGTATCTCTGAAATGAGAAAGGCTGGTCAGTCTTATAGCGGACAGATTGTACTTCCTATTGAAGAAAGAGCAAACATACAAGCTACTGTAGCTACAGCAGGGCAAGAGAATGTAGCAGAAGATAAATTGGGTATTTTAGAGCCATTGAGAGCTAGTCTAGTATTGGCACAAGCAGGTGCTTCTTATATGACTGGTTTAGTAGGCAATGTATCTATTCCTGTTTATTCTGGTTCAAATGTAGGCTGGGCTGGTGAAGTGACTGCTGCTTCTGATGGTGCGGGTACTTTCAGTGAAGTAAACCTAGAGCCTAAAAGACTGACTGCATATATCGACGTATCTAAGCAGTTCTTAATTCAAGATTCTAACAGTGCAGAAGAAATGTTGAAACGTGATATTGTATCAGCTATTTCTAATAAGTTGGAAGCTACTATTTTGGGTACTGCTGCTGGTTCTGCTACACAACCTGCTGGTTTGCTTAATGGTGTAACTGCTGATACTGCCGCTGTTACTTATACAGACTTTGTAAATATGGAAGCTACATTAGGTGAGAAGAATGTAAGAGGTGATATTAAGTTTATTGTTTCACCTTCTGCAAAGGCTGTATTAAAGTCCACCGCAAAGAATCAAAATTCTTTCATTATGGAAGGTAATGAGGTAAACGGCTATCCTGTTCTTTGTACTTCTGCTGTAGCAGGTAAAGGTATTGTTTACGGTAATTTCGCTGATTTGGTTATCGGTCAATGGGGTGGAATTGATTTAACAGTAGACCCATATACACAGGCTGCTAACGGTAAAGTAAGACTTGTTATCAATGCTTACTTTGATGCCAAGCCTAGAAGAGCAGAAGCATTTGTTAAGAAGGTTCTTAAAGCCTAATTATAGTCTATTTAATAAGTAGTAAGCTATGTATATAACTTTAGAACAAGCTAAGAAACACCTGCTGGTAGATGAGGATTTTAGGGCAGATGATATGTACATTCTGGACTTAATAGCTGTAGCAGAGGATTCAGTATCTAAACATTTAGACATAGCTTTAGATGAATTAGAAACAGGTGGTAATTTACCACCTGCTATAATTCACGCTATGTTACTAATGATAGGTAACTTATATGCTAATAGAGAGCCAGTAGCATTTGGTACAGTAGTTAAACTGCCTTATAGTTATGAATACCTTATAGGACTTTATAAACACTATGAAATAAAATGAGAGCAGGATTACTAAATTATCCGATTACCATACAAGAGCCTGTAACAGTTAAAGATGTATATGGGGCTAATGGTATAAACTGGAAGGATGTTATAAGTACCAGAGCGCAGGTTACATATAATACTGGAAACAGACAGAACCAGAATAATGAAATAATCCACTGCTATACAGTTACCTTTACCATAAGGTTATATCACAAGGTTAATGAGCTAATGCGAATTATTTGGAATGGCTATAAGTACAGGATTCTTAGTATTAACCGAGAATTATATAAGCAATCAATAACCATAGTAACTGAATTGATAAATGAATAATATAGAAGTAGATGCCAGACAGGTTACTTCTATGTTCGCAGATTTGACAGGCAGACAGCAAAGGCAGGTCTATAGGAGTGCTTTAAGAAAGGGTGCTGGTATTCTAGCAACGGAAACTAAAAGACAACTAAGACAGACTTTAGGTAGGGCAGCTTCTAGTAGAAACTGGTGGAATGGTAGAACCTTAGTAAGTGGGGTTAAATCTAATGCTGACCGAAACGGGACAGAAGCTAAAGTACATATTATGGGTGACTTTAGATTGAAGTTCTTTGAAATGGGTACTAGAGTTAGAAGAACCACTGGTAATAATAGTGCTTCTGTTAGAGGAAGGAATCCTATTAGAAGGCAGAGAGTAGCAGCTAATAGAGGTAATATCAATGCAGCACATTTCTTTAGAACAGCTAAAACCAATAAGGAAAGAGAAATCTTTGATAATATGGATAACCTTATAAGCCAATCAATTCAGAGAATAGCAAATAGAAACAGACTATGAGTTTACAAGTAGGCAAAGCAATATATAACCTGCTTAGTAATGATGCTAATGTTACTGGCAGGGTACAAAATAAAATATATCCCTTAATTGCTGATACTGGTACTACATTTCCCTTCATTGTTTATAGAAGAACTGGTATAGAACCATCTGATAGTAAAGATAGGTTTATCTATAAAGAAGATACTTATGTAGAAGTAGCTATAGCTTCTGATAAGTATAATGAAAGCATAGAAATAGCTGATTCGGTAAAGGATGCCTTACAGGGTAAAAGGGGTAACTATTCTGGTATTAACATACAGAATATTAGAATGACAAACGCAGATGAGGATTATATAGAAGATACATTCATTCAGAACCTTACATTCAACATAAAGACAAATGGCAGGACAAGTAATTAATGGCGGTGATTTGATGCTGTTTATAGATGGCAAATCTATAGCATTTGCAACCAGCCATAAACTAAGTATAAATGTGGAAACAGTGGAAACCACTTCTAAGGATAGCGGTGGTAAATGGGTAGCTAAGGCTGCAAGAAAGATTAGCTGGAATTGTAGTACCGAGAACCTTTATTCTAATGATGGTGAAGGTATGACTTTTGACCAGTTATTCGATAAGCTGACAGCCAGAACACCTATCAAGGCTGTATTCTGCTTAGAGAAAGATTATTCAACAAAGAAGGATGAAGTACCAGAAGGGGGATGGTTGCCAGCTACTACTGGAATTTATTCGGGTAATGTTATTATTACAGCACTAGAGGCTAATGCGCCTAATGGAGATAACGCAACATTTACAGCATCTTTTGAAGGTGTGGGAGCACTTACTAAGACTGCCACAGCTTAATTATAAAGCCTTTATATCTCTAGGTTATGGAGGTGTAAAGGCTTTCTTATTTTAAATACTTATTGATATGACTATTAAAGGACAAGACTACAAACTGAAATATACTCTTAGGGCCTTATTCATCTATGAACAAATTACAGGTAAGGCTTTTGAGTTAAAGACTATCACAGATGAATATCTATTCTTCTACTGTATCTTAATGGCTAATAATCCAGACAGTTCACTAACCTTTGAAGAACTGATAGAAGCCGTAGATGAAGATATGGGTATTATGGTAGAGTTCCAGAACTTCTTAAAGAAGGAACTGGAGAAGCAACAGCTATTCATTACTAATAATACAGATGCTAAAAAAAAGTCCTAACCACTAAGGAGATATATTTTACCTTAGTAATAGAAGGTGGACTAGACCCAGAATATGTACTAGATAAGATGCAGATGTATGAGTTAGAACCACTGATTAGCAATTTACATAAGAAGGACAGATATAGCTGGGAACAGGCTAGAATGATAGCTTATGTAATTGCACAATGTAACAGCACTAAGAAGTTAAAGCCTACTGATATAATGCAGTTTAGTTGGGACGATGATACTACAGGGGAAACATCTATTAGCAATGAGGATATTAAGAGATTACGAGAGAAGGCTAAACAATATATAACACATAATTAAATATGGCTGATTTAGTAACCAGACTACTTCTTAATAGTAGTCAATTCGATAATAACATAAGGCAGTCCACACAACAAGTACAGCAGTTTCAGCAGGTAGGCAGGAATATCACAGCTACCATAGGTAAGTTTGCTGGTGCTTTAGGGATAGCTATGACTGCTGGAGAGGCGTTTAACAAGTGGGTACACAGTTCACAGGCTTTAGGGGATGAATGGGATAATACCGTTAATGCCTGCAAGGGTACTATAGATGTATTCTTCCAGTCCCTTAGTAATGGTGATTGGAGTGCCTTCCAAGATGGTTTATTTTCCACTATCAAAGGTTTAAAGGAACTTAGTGCTTTAAGAGATAGTCTAGCCGATGCTAAATTGACTATGGACTTCAATACTAAGAGGTTTGAGGCACAGTTTACAGAACTGGAAGCAATTATTAGGGACAAGACCAAGAGCCTAGAGGAACGCAAGAAGGCTTTCGAGCAGTTACAGACATTAAAGGCTAATTATAAAATAGATATTGTAGATGTGTCCGCTGGTAATGACCAAACACTCATAAAGTCTTTAGAGGCACAATATAAGGGGTATGGTTGGACTACCAAAGATGTAGAGAAATATCTATCCATATATAACAATGACTTTTCAAGCAGACCAGAGAAAGAAGCATTAGATGAATATAAGAAAAGATTGTCTGAGTTAGAGAGCCAACAATATAGTTATACCGCTTATTCTTCTATGTATGGTGGTGGTACCATTAGGACGGAGAACAAAGAGATTACTAAGCAGATAGCATTATTTAAAGCAAGGAACGCCGAGCTAGAGAAGATGAGAATCCTTAATAATGATGATGATAAGGATAGGGTACAAATGCTTAAAGACTATGAATATAGTTACGACCTAAGAAAGAAGGCTGCAGATTTTGATAAGAGGGTATTAGAACTACAGGCTTCTTTACAAGAAGGCTCTGCTAATAAGGCTAATAATACCGCAGTAGTTCCTGTTATTCCTTCTGGTTCTATCATTGAAATGGAGAATAAGATAAAGGTATTAAAGGGTAAACTGTCTAATGCTACATCTGATGGTATGAGGGCTGGTTTTATGGCAGCTATTAAAGAGGCAGAAACCGAACTTAGAATGATGCAATTAAGGGCAGCTGGAACACCTTTATTAGTCGGTGGGGATATTAGTAAACCTACAGGAAGATCTGTGAAATCTGATCTGGATGCGGGGAATATCGTAGTTAAAGGAATTGATACAAATGCAATCCAAAATAACTTAGACTATGTGGATAGTATCAGTGCTATAGGCTCTGTTATGAGTTCTGTTACCAATTTGACTAGTGAGGGGGCGGCAGCTTGGTTAAGTTATAGTACTAATATCATATCCTCTGTCGCTGCTGCACTTCCAGCATTAACTACACTTACAACAGCATTAACCGCTAAGGCTGCGGCTGAGGCGGCAGGTAGTGCCGCTGTGACACCTGTAGTAGGTTGGATAAATGCTATTGCTGCTATATCTGCTATTATGTCCGCAATGGCTTCTATTCCTAAGTTTGCTGATGGTGGTATTATTGGAGGCAATTCCTTCATTGGTGATAATATGATAGCCAGAGTAAACAGCGGTGAAATGATTCTCAATAACAGGCAACAGAAGAACCTGTTTAACCTTTTAGATGGTAAAGGTGGGACTTCCGTTAATGCTGGTGGAGAGGTTAAATTAAGAATCGAAGGCAGGGATTTAGTAAGCGTTCTTAATTCTCAAACAAGTAAGACAAGTAAATACAAGTAATATGTACAACCTTATATATACAGTGCCATTTACTAATGTGGATGGAGAAGCCTTAACTATACAAATACTAGAAGATGGTGGAACTGGTACACCTGTAGAACTTACAGGTGGCACACCACCATTCATAGTAGATGTAAACGATGAAGATTTTTTATATACACCTACTAGATTTAGTGGAGCTACTTTAAAATTAGTTGGAAGTGATTACTTACAGAAACTATTCAGTACGCAATACCAGAGATTTAAAGTTAATTTGGTAAGGACTGGTTCTGTTATCTGGACTGGCTTCATAACACCAGAACTATATTCACAGGACTATGATAACAGCCTGTTTGAACTGGAAATAGAATGTATATCAGCCCTATCTACTTTAGAGTACATAGACTTCAAACAAGAAGGAGCTACTATTTCCTTACTTGGTATTATTAAAAAGTGTATTACAGAAAGTAAAGGAGATTTTAGGGCTGTTTACATACCAAACGCCTATACTTCTTCTTTAGATGGTATAACTGTAAGTACAGCTAATTTCATTGATGAAGATGGTAAAGCTATGACTTTAAAAGAATGCTTAGAAGAGACCTGCAAGTTCCTTAACTGGACTATTACAGAATATGATGGGATAGTGTACTTTATTGATATGGACTATATAAAGGCTGGTAAAACCAGTTATACCAATATATTTACTAGCACAACTACTACCCTATCTTCTACTATTAATTTAAGGGATATACCATCTAAAGGAAACAACAACCAATTATCCATATTAGGTGGATATAATAGGGCTGTGGTGATAGACAGTGATTATGAGGCCGATAAAGACAGTCTCTATCCAGAATCTAATTTCAAATGGCAAGTTCCTATGTACAGTAAATCCAAGGAGTTCAATGGCAAAACATATATAAAGAACTTTGCGGAATCAGAAGCATTCGAACCTGTTTACTATGCTGGTAACAGCACATCTTTCACTAAGGTAGACGATGGGTTTAGCTTGGATAAGCAAAAACAAAGGGCAGGGACTTTCTTAACACAGGTAGCCAGCTATGATACAGGTAACAAACCAGTTAAACTGAACTATGAGGACTTGTTTGAGATAAAGCAATATGATGATTATGGGACTGTTAAATATTTATGGCAGACAGGTGATCTGGAGTTCCCTGTTATAAGGACTAAAACGGCATCACCTACCATAGTATTTGATACAGATACCAAGTTGTGTATAGATTTCAAGTTGATGATACAAGTTACAGATGATTGGGGATTACCTATAGAGGGTGAAAGTATGAAAGGTGGTAGTGACTGGAACAATGATTTTATCTATATACCTGCCAAGCTCAGAATAGGTGATTATTACTATAATGGGACAAGCTGGACTGCCAACAGTGATAACTATTTTAAGTTATATACAGACTGTGACAAGAATAAGATAACCGCTAAATGGCTGAATGCCAGAAATACCAATGACTTCACAACAGGCTATGATGAGCTTACTGGTACATTGATAAATATAGATAAGGTAATGGTTGGGGATCTGGAGCTTACATTATATAGTCCCAAGTTCCCTAATGTTGAAATGGCTATATTGTTCCCGCCTAGCTATATGTTCGTCAAGGATATATCTTTACAGAGCCAACGTAAGGAGGGTAACACATCTGGAGAGAAGAAAGATACCAAGTATGAGAATGTGCTGAATGAATCCTATATCAATGCCCTAGACGATATTACATTCAAGATAACATCCAAGAATAATAGTGAGTTATCATTCAGTAAGGCTATAGTAGGAACGGCCATACTGGATACTCTCACTAATACTATTGATAATACGTCTAATAAGCCAGAAGAATATCTAATAAAAAGGATAATCAACCAATACAAGCAACCGAAGGTCAAACTTCTACAGGTGATTAAGCCAGAAGTACAGCCTTATTCAATTATTACGGATAGCTATCTGTCTGGTAAGAGGTTTGTATTTGCTGGAGGAAGGATCAATTATGAAGATAATAGCATAGAATGTAACCTTATAGAACTTAATTAACTATGGATATAACAAGTAGCAGAATAGCAGCCACGCCTAGAAGTAAGTACCATAAATACGGATATGGAGGTAGTAATATTTCTGTTAGTGGTGGTTCTAATGTAGACCTAAGTAATTATGTAAAGCTGACTGGAGAGGAAAGCCAGACTATAGAAGGTAATGTAGGAGCTACGGGGGATATAGTCGCTTACAGTACCAATGAAATTAAAGAGAAATATCCTATAGCATCCCCAACGGCTTTAGGAACTATAAAAGTTGGTGAGAATCTGACTATAACAGATGATGGCACGTTAAATGCCGAGGCTGGTGGGGCTAGTGGCTGGAATGATATAAAGGATAAGCCTAGCACCTTCACCCCTTCCAAGCATACACATACCAAAGCTGAAATATCGGACTTCTCACATACACATACCAAGTCACAGATCACGGACTTTAGCCATACCCACAAGATGCAGGACATATCAGATTTCAACGGTGTTACATTAGATACAGACCAGACTATAACAGGACAAAAGACCTTTAGTAAGACTATTCTAGGGCAGGCTGATATAATAGCCTATTCCACGGGCATAAGTAAGGAGCTGTTCCCTATAGCCAGTAAGACCGCTATTGGATGTGTAAAGATAGGAGATAATATTAATGTATCTGGGGACGGCACGATTAGCGTTAATATTGATGGTGGTGAGGCTGGTTCTGTGGATTGGGATAATATCAATAACAAACCTTCCTCATTCACACCTTCAACGCATACACACGATGATAGGTATTACACAGAGACAGAGATTAACACCAAGCTAAATTCCAAATCCAATACAGATCACACGCATAGTAATTACGCTTCCACCATTACAACCACTGGGACAGGTAACGCAGTGACCTCTATAAGTCAAAGCGGCAATACAATCACTGTGACCAAGGGTGCTACATATAATAACTATACACATCCAACTAATCACCCTGCCAGTATAATCACGCAGGACGTTACACATAGATTCATTACTGATACGGAAAGAACTAACTGGAATGATGCCAATAGCAAGAAGCACTCACATAGTAATAAAGGCTACCTAGATATTATTAACCAGAACCTAGCCACTACCAATGATGTTAATTTCAAATCGGTTAAGGCTACAGGGGATATAATAGCCTATAGTACTGGTACTACGAGTGAGAAATATCCTATAGCCAGCAAGACAGCACTAGGATGTGTAAAGGTTGGTCGTGGTCTATCCGTATCCTCTGATGGTACTATAAGTGCCACAAGTACTACAGGCGGTGGAAAGTGGGGAGAGATCACAGGTACGCTAAGTAACCAGTCTGATCTACAGACAGCCTTAAATGGCAAGGCTAACAGTTCACATACACATAACTATGCTAGCACAGTTAAGGTTGGGTCAACATCATATAACATAAGTGGGAATACTATCAGTTTACCAGCATATCCTACAGTACCTTCTGCCTTAAAGAATCCTAATGCACTTACTATTAGCTTGAATGGTACTTCACAGGGAGCTTATGATGGATCAGCTGCTAAATCATTTAATATCACAGCCGCAAGTATTGGGGCTGCTGCAAGTTCTCATTCACATAGTTATATACCTTTGAGCGGTGGAACTATGACTGGTGGACAAATAGCTAGGGCAGGATCTTCACAAAGCTGGGTGAACGGTCGTAAGGGCGCAATGATCGTACTTAATAGTGCTGGCGCAAGTCAATATATGCCTATATGGTCTTGCAAGTCACAGGCTGGTAGTTGGGATTGTGGTACATATACCGAGAACAGGTTACATTTCAGCTATATAACTGACACCAATTATAACGCTGGAACTAACACCCAAACTGCAAACATTTATTTCAATACCAATGGAACTATTACCGCTGGTTTAAATGGCAATGCCACTACCGCCACAACATTACAAACCATTAGAACTATCAACGGTACTAATTTTAATGGCTCTGCCAATATCACTACAGCCAATTGGGGTACAGCCAGAAATATAGGTATAGTATCGTCCGATGGTACTGGTGTGGGATCTGTGGTTAGTGTTAATGGCAGTGGTAATGTGAATTTGAAGTTACCTGCTACAATCAAGGCTTCAATAACAGGGAATGTAAGTGGTAACGCTGGGACAGCGACAAAGTTGCAAACCGCTAGAACCATTTGGGGGCAATCATTTAATGGTAGTACTAATATCAGTGGTAATATGACAGGTGTAGGTAGTATCACAGCAAGTGGATTGATAAAGACTACTAACAGCGTACAGGCAGATGGGGATGTTATAGCATATAAGACTAGTACAGGTGGGGCTAGTCCCTTCAAGTATTGGCTACCATCAGTTGATACCAATGGTAATCTTAGCTGGTCTAACAGCACTTCCACTACAACACCAACAACAAGGAATATCAGAGGCCCGCAAGGGCCTACAGGTCCCAAAGGAGCTACTGGTGCGACAGGTCCACAAGGTCCAAAAGGAGATAAAGGAGCTACGGGTGCTCAAGGGCCAGCGTGGAACGGTGGTACTATTACCCAATCAGCGATGGTGAAGGCTACGTGGGGCTTCTGGGGTATTGACGCTGGTTCTGGACTTAACTTCTACCTATCGCAACGGGGGGATAAGAATGTTTACTTCTGTTGGGGTGGAACCGATAAGAATAAGGCGAGCTTATCGCCTACTGGTAATATGTACGTAGCTGGTAATTATTCTAATGGTTCAGATATAAGGTTAAAGGAGAGAGGCATAAATGTCTCTAACGTATTGGATAAGATCAGCGACTTATCCACCTTTTATCATAAGAGACTGGATATTGGAGACGATGTGACACGTATAGGGGTTAGCGCACAGGATGTACAGAAGGTTTTTCCAGAAGTTGTAGGAACAGCCAATATGCCCGAATATGGGGATATATTAACCGTGGATTATGCCACATTAGCCACTACCGTAGCCATTAATGGCTGTAAGGAGCTACATCAACTCATCAAAGAGCAACAAGCGAAGATAGAGGCTTTAGAGGCCAGATTAAGTGACTTAGAAACTAAAACGAATTAACTATGATATTACCGAAGACCAACCTTAGCATAATGGATGTGAGGAACTGCACAGGAAATCCAAGTCTGGACTTAGGTACTTTATGCAGTAAGGGACAATATATTAATAAGTGGAGTAAATATAAGCCTGTTAGGTATAACTTTACTACCAGCCGACCTTCAAACTGGTGGAAAGCTTCAGATGGAAATTGTGGACTGGACGTAAGAGGATATACAACAATTACTCAATTGGTCACAGATCTAAGAAATGATGTCACCTTCTGGGGGTATCTACCACCCACAGGAGGATCAGCGCAGCCTTACAGATTAGGCGACTTCGCTGGGTATAACTCACAGGCTCAACAACCTGTTTATTGCAATGAGCTACCTAACATTGTATATAAGGATGCCTCAGCTACTATTGGAATGGCGTTGGATATGAATGGTGTTGATACATCCTCAAACCTTCAATTAACAGATATACAAGGAAAATTCCCCCTATCCAGCTACTATCCTGCTGTAGTTGTAGTAAGGGCAGATCAGAATGTAGGCAATTTGATAACAGCCAGTCAAACATTTGCACAAGGACAAGGGGTGGGCGTTGAAGTTCCAACAAGCCAATTAAGTGCTGGATATGATTATGACTTTATATGTTGTTTCAGCTCGATAAAACAGGCCTCTTACGGCCCTAACTCAACTGCCGCAAACTTTGTACCCGCACCAACTGACAACGTGTTGCAAAGGGTAAGTATAAAGACTGGTGGACTATCCGTATTTGTTACTGGAACTTGGGCTAGTAACAAGTCTACTTATAGGATTGACGCTACAAATAGGGTTAGTACGGCTGGAGCTACTATGACAAATGTAACATTGCAGATCGTTTACCTAGACTTCAAGGAATCTGGGGATTCGCAGGAATATGGAGAGACAACGATTAAATTGGCTGATATTGTAGTCCCCTATAATCAGACCAAGACCGTAACTAATGTAGTGGCTAACTCATTGCCAGATTATAAAACGAGAGGCGGTAAACTTATCCTTAGATATACATATAATAATATAGTAAATACTATAGTAGGACAATTTGAGGATGAGGCTTGATGACAAAGACAAGAATTAAGACAGAATTAGCAGCCGCAATAGTATTGGTATTAGTAGGATGCTTCTTGTTAATTGCTGGTATATTTATTCCACCTATAGGAACTATTCACCCATCTGTACTGGTAGCGTTTGGAGAGATTGCGGTATTTGCAGGTAGCCTATTTGGAATAGATTTACATTATAGACTGGAATTTCATAAGATAAAGGCAGAAGTAGGAGCAGATAAGATAGAAGATAAATAATTAAAAGCCTGTAGTCCTTCATTGGGTTACAGGCTATTTGTTTATGTGGCTACTTTATAGTATATTTGCAGCGTGATTCTGATAGCACTATTTGTCTGAATAGCCAGTATAATAGTGTATTGGCATAATTTAAACTTTTATATTATGACACAGAATCAAGAATCACAAATGAATGTTCTCTCAGTATTGGTATCAGCAGACCGCAAGGAACTAAGTAAGACTTTTGGTGCTGGTTTGTATATTACAGACAGTGACACCGTAGAACAGGTTAGAGCTAAATGTGGTCGTTATATCGCAAGATATAAGGAATACATAGCTAATCTTAATGCAGTACTGGAGATTCCAGATGCTAATCTAAAGTCTGAAATGCGAAAGGCTAAGGCTTATCGCTATATCAATTCTCTTGATGAGGGTGATAAAGAAGCCTTGAAGGAGTTGATAGGTCAGTAACTAGAAGGACTTCAAACAATGGGGCTAGCTTCGGCTAGCCTTTTTTATTTTAGATGTATGGAGTATAAGAAGTATGGAAGAAAGATAGTGAATGCTATCGAAGGTATAGATAATCCAGCCTATAAGGTGTCATTAGACTGCATTAGAAGAAGCCATTTTACAATAGGTACTATAGTTATGGCTAATACTATTTATGATGGGTTTATAACATTATGCAAGTCTAAGAATTATCTGTGTGCCATTCAGCAAATAAGGATGCAGATAGATAATTGTATGACTATATTTGCTAGCCAGCTAGTAAAGAACCAGACTTCTTTCTATAATCACTTTGATAAAGGTGATGCGTTGAATCAGTTGAAAGTAAAAGGCAATGCACTGACTACTAATTATCTCTTAGAGTTATTAGATGAAAAGTATGTAGGTATTAGGGATATATACAGGGAAGGCTGTAGGTGGATTCATCCTACTAGTAAACGATTGAACTTCTATTATATTACACCTTTGACTAATGGAGAACCAACTAGTATAGTAGGCTATAAGGATAAGGAATATAGTATAGTTAATGGGGTAATGGCAGATACATTAATAGAAGATATATGTAATGATATGTATTATGCTATGGATATACTGCTAGAGTTGCTAAATGAACAGATAAGGCTACAGAAGAAAGAAGCCAGTGCTGTTACTACTGATGAGCGGTTAATAAATAACATAGATGAAGTATTTGATAAGATAGGTATTCAAGTAGTGATTCCTGATTCGGATAAGTAATGTAAATACCTTGTAGATATAAGAGAAATAACAGGAAAAGAATTAGAAGATGCTTCTAAGTAGATGGGAAGCAGGAACTATATGAACCTAATATGATAAATATTTCTATATCATTTCTTGCATAATGATATATTATTATATATCTTTGTGATGTCAAATAAAAGCAGTGTTCTATGAAACCATTAAAAGTTAATGAGGTCTTAGACCTCTTAAAAAAGGATGGTTGGTATAAGGTAGGGCAAGAAGGCAGCCACAGACAGTATAAGCATCCTACTAAAAAGGGCAGGGTTACTGTTAACGGTAAACTTAGTGATACTTTAGACCAGTTCAGACTGAACAGCATTTTTAAACAAGCAGGGTGGAAGTAATTCCATCCTGTTTTAAAAACATTATAAGTTATGGAGAAGATTATAGTACAAATTGGATGGTGCGATAATTATTGTGCCGCAAGTGATGAAATATTGGGATGTGTAGCTTGTTCTGATACCATAGAAGGCATTAAAAAGGAATATAGATCAGCGTTAGACTTTCATATAAAAGGAATGCTGGAAGATGGTGATGAATTGCCAGAGAAGTTAAAGAATGAATATGAATTAGTATTTGAACTAGATACTTCCGCAATGCTTCATAGTCTGGATGGAATAGTTACCAGAAAAGCTATTGCTAAAGTTACAGGTATCAATGAAGCACTACTAACACATTACGCTAACGGCTTTAGGAAGCCTAGACCAGTACAAAGACAGAGGATAATAGACGGCATTCATCAAATAGGTAGAGAATTGACGTTAATAGGATAGCTTTTATTTGATAAAAGGGAACTATGATCTTTAATGATGTAGTTCCCTTTTTTATACTTTAGCGGCTCTAATGCTAGAAAGGGATATGGGGTGATATTTTAAGGCGATGGCTCGTTAAACCCCACGCCTCCCTTCTTTACACGGCTGGAATATTTTAAAGTCCCAAATCCTTACGTCCAATTACCTATCTATGGTCACACTCTACTTTATTTTTGTTGGAATTAAAATGGAGTTTAGAATAAAAATTCTCTATCTTTGCGATGTTCTATTAGATCATTAAAGAACGAGATCAAGAACCAACTACATAAGTGGCTGATAATCAGATAGTCTTAATTTCTCTAAATAAATATGTATCAGCCGGGGAACGGCATACTTCTCAATATCCCGACAAGGCAGAGAGAGGTAATTCCCCAAGGATTCCGGAACCTGCTCTATCTCTATTTGATAGAAAGAAGCGTATAAAATTTGATGGGAGAGCGTATGCTTTACATTCGATAACCCTTGGGTGATACTCAATTTTCCAGCATCTCCCAATAGGTTACGGAAGGCTTGCGTCTCACACAAACCGGAAAAATCCATCGCATGATCCGTCTCGATCAATGGAAATTCATACAAACCGGTCCAGATATCCTTCCCCGTCCGTCTGTTCATCCAAGTTTGTTCTTTATATATAATGTATAGATAGTGGAAATAACGATCCCTTGTCTTCGTCTTATTTTGTTTCACCGGATAAGCTTGCACATTGCCGGAAGCGAACGCCACGCATTTATCTTTTAGCGGGCACACCCCGCAGTCCGGGTTTTGAGGAACACATTGCAAAGCACCCAATTCCATGATCGCCTGATTATGCGTCCCTGCGTTCTTAGGGTCCAAGATCATTCCGGCCAGTTCCGCAAATTGCTTTTTACCCTTCGTGGTGTCGATCGGCGTATCTACGGCAAACAAACGGGAAAGTACCCGGTACACATTTCCATCCACGACCGGACACGGTTGGTTCCAAGCAAAGGAGACGATCGCCGCCGCCGTATACTCCCCGATACCTTTCAAGGATAATACCTCTTTATAATTCTCCGGGAAAACCCCGTTAAACCGCTCCATGATAGATTTAGCCGCCGCATGTAAGTTACGAGCCCGGCTATAATACCCCAAGCCCTGCCAATATTTCAGCACCTCATCCTCTTCCGCCACCGCTAGAGATGCCACATCCGGGAAACGTTCGGTAAAACGCAAAAAATACTCCAATCCCTGTACAACCCGGGTTTGTTGCAATATAATCTCCGATATCCAGATGATATAAGGGTCTCTCGTTTCCCTCCAAGGAAGCTCTCTTTTATAGGTTTCATACCACTCAACCAATATCCGGCTGATTTCTAACTCACTTTCATACTGTAACATAACTGCTCCCTTTCTCACTTTTCAACATCATAACTATTTGATTACCGCAAACATACATATATATTACGAATCGAGAAGAATCTTTTTATTTAAAAATTGAAGCTCAATTCTTTTTCCACTTAAATAAAAAGCTATATATTTGCATTCCAAAAAATTAATAGGTCAAAATCAATTAATTAATTTATAGACATGACTAAAGCAGATATTGTTAGCGAGATTTCAAAAAGCACTGGTATCGACAAACAGACAGTGCTAGCAAGCGTTGAGTCCTTCATGGATATCGTAAAAAGTTCTTTAGCCCAAGGCGAAAACGTTTACTTGAGAGGTTTCGGAAGTTTCGTTATTAAGAAGAGAGCTCAAAAGACAGCTCGTAATATTTCAAAAAATACTACGATCATCATCCCGGAACACAACATTCCGTCATTCAAGCCGGCTAAGACTTTTATTGGTGAAGTTAAGTAATTAATTATTATACGTTTAATTTAAAATTTTAAAGCGATGCCTAGCGGAAAGAAAAGAAAAAGACATAAAATGTCTACGCACAAGCGCAAAAAGAGACTGAAGAAGAATAGACATAAGAAGAAATAAGTCTATCTAACGAACTCTAAAGAACAAACTTAATAAGTGACCTTTTAAGTTTGTTCTTTGCGTATTTTATAAGGTCTGATCTTAAAAACACATCTTAAGTGATTAGTGAATTAGTAGTTGATGTACAGCCCAAAGAGGTATCTATCGCCGTCTTGGAGGACAAGAGCCTTGTGGAGCTCCAAAAGGAGGCCCGCAACGTCTCGTTCGCTGTTGGTGATATCTATCTAGGTAAGGTTAAGAAACTGATGCCGGGCTTAAACGCTGCGTTCATTGATGTCGGTTACAAAAAGGATGCGTTTCTTCACTATTTGGACTTAGGTCCTAACTTCAACACCCAACAGAAATATTTAAAGCAATTGCTGAGCGATCCCAAAAAGGCGCCGGTACTGTCGAAAACTCAGATTCTACCGGAGATCGAAAAGAACGGGAGTATTAGCGACGTGCTGAAAGTAGGACAAGAGGTGTTGGTTCAAATTGCTAAAGAGCCTATCTCGACGAAAGGTCCCCGATTGACTTCCGAGCTTTCTTTTGCCGGAAGATATATCGTGCTGATACCGTTCGCCGATAAAGTATCTGTCTCCACCAAAATTAAATCAAGCGAGGAACGAGCCCGTTTGCGCCAGTTAATCCAAAGTATCAAACCGAAGAATTTCAGTGTTATCGTACGGACATCCTCGGAGGGCAAGCGTGTCGCAGAGCTTGATCATGAATTGAAGACATTGATGAAACGATGGGAAGATAATATCGTGAAGGTGCCTAAACTCAAAGCTCCGGCTATTATTTATGAGGAAACGGCACGTACCGTAGCTTTGCTTCGGGATATATTCAACCCCTCTTTCCAAAATATTTATGTAAATGACAAGGAGGTCTATAATAATGTCCGCGACTATGTAAGCTTGATCGCACCGGGACGGGAAGAAATCGTACAGTTATATACGGGAGAGCTTCCTATCTTCGACAACTTTGCGGTCACCAAGCAAATCAAGTCGCTATTCGGACGAACTGTCACTTACAAGAGTGGAGCTTACTTGATTATCGAGCACACGGAAGCTATGCACGTTATCGACGTGAACAGCGGGAACCGTTCCAAAGGCAGCGATGCCCAAGAGAAGACAGCTATCGACGTAAATATAGCCGCCGCCGATGAGATCGCCCGTCAGCTCCGCTTACGAGACATGGGAGGTATCATCGTCATAGACTTTATCGATATGGCAGAGGCTGCCAACCGGCAAAAGCTATTTGAACACATGACAAAGGCAATGGCAAATGACCGGGCTAAACACAATATCCTTCCTCTTAGTAAGTTTGGCTTGATGCAGATTACCCGTCAGCGGGTACGTCCGGCAATGGACGTGGATACGTCAGAAGACTGCCCATCCTGTTTCGGAACAGGAACGGTTAAGCCTTCCATCCTGTTTACCGACAGCCTGGAAGAAAAAATAGATTGCTTAGTAAACAAACATCACGTGAAGAAATTCACCCTGCATGTACATCCGTATGTCGCAGCGTATGTGAACAAGGGGTTGTTCCCCTTGAGCATGAAGTGGAAAATGAAGTACACACATGGTTTAAAAGTTATTCCCAATCAAAGTCTCGCCTTTCTTGAATACAAATTCTTTGATGCCGACAAGAATGAGCTTGACATGAAAGAAGAAAAGGAAATAATCAACAAATAACAAGAGAAGCCCCGGGCCTATTAAAACGGTTCCGGGGCTTTCTGTATTCTGCCAAACCGCCAAAATGTCACGATTCATGACACGTATTATTTATTTTCAAACCCAAACTTCTTTGGCACGGCATTTGTTGAATACTATGTGAATCCTTTAAACAAGGAGGATGACGGACGATGAATAATAACAATTAAAATATTTACAATCATGGGAAAGATTATTGGAATCGACTTAGGAACAACCAACTCTTGTGTTGCCGTATTGGAAGGTAACGAACCGGTTGTTATCGCGAACAGCGAAGGTAAAAGAACAACACCTTCAATCGTAGCTTTCGTAGAAGGCGGCGAGCGTAAGGTAGGTGATCCCGCAAAACGTCAGGCTATCACCAATCCTGAAAAGACTATATTCTCTATCAAACGTTTCATGGGTGAAACTTATGACCAAGTACAAAAGGAAATCAATCGCGTTCCTTATAAAGTAGTGCGTGGTGATAACAACACTCCTCGTGTAGATATCGAAGGACGTTTGTATACTCCGCAGGAAATCTCAGCGATGATCCTGCAGAAAATGAAAAAGACAGCTGAGGATTATTTGGGACAGGAAGTAACGGAAGCCGTTATCACAGTACCTGCTTACTTTAGTGACGCTCAACGTCAGGCTACGAAAGAGGCTGGTGAGATCGCAGGTTTAACCGTACGCCGTATCGTAAACGAACCGACTGCCGCTTCTTTAGCTTATGGTTTGGATAAGACGAACAAAGACATGAAGATCGCCGTATTCGACTTAGGTGGTGGTACATTCGATATCTCCATCCTTGAGTTAGGTGACGGCGTATTCGAGGTAAAATCAACAAACGGTGATACTCACCTAGGTGGTGATGACTTCGACCACGTAATCATCGACTGGTTGGCTGAAGAATTCGAACGAGAGGAAGGCGTAGACTTACGTAAAGACCCGATGGCTTTACAACGTTTAAAAGAAGCTGCCGAGAAAGCGAAGATCGAGTTGTCAAGTACGACTAGCACGGAGATCAACTTGCCGTATATCATGCCGGTAAACGGTATTCCAAAGCACTTGGTTAAGACTTTGACTCGTGCTAAATTCGAACAATTGGCTGACGGTCTGATCCAAGCATGTATCGAACCGTGCCGTCAATCCTTGAAAGACGCAGGTTTATCAACTTCTGATATCGACGAAGTGATCTTGGTAGGTGGTTCTACTCGTATCCCGGCTGTACAGGCTATCGTTGAGAAATTCTTCGGTAAAGCTCCGTCTAAGGGCGTTAACCCGGATGAAGTAGTAGCCGTAGGCGCAGCGATCCAAGGTGGTGTATTGACAGGTGAGGTTAAAGACGTATTGCTGTTGGATGTTACTCCGCTGTCTTTAGGTATTGAGACAATGGGTGGTGTAATGACTAAATTGATCGAGTCTAACACGACCATCCCGACCAAGAAGTCCGAGACATTTACGACTGCCGTAGACAATCAGCCTTCTGTTGAGATCCACATCTTGCAAGGTGAGCGTTCTTTGGCTAAAGACAACAAGTCTATCGGCCGTTTCCACCTAGATGGAATACCTGCCGCACAACGTGGTGTCCCTCAGATCGAGGTTACATTCGATATCGACGCCAATGGTATCTTGAACGTATCCGCCAAGGATAAAGGAACCGGTAAAGTACAAAGTATCCGTATCGAGGCTTCCAGCGGTTTGAGCGATGATGAGGTTAAGCGTATGAAAGAAGAGGCTGCCGCAAACGCAGAGGCCGATAAGAAAGAGAAAGAGCGTATCGATAAATTGAATCAAGCGGATAGCATGATCTTCCAGACCGAGAAACAATTGAAAGATCTTGGCGACAAGCTTCCGGCAGACAAGAAAGCTCCGATCGAAGGTGCCTTGAACAAATTGAAAGAAGCTCATAAGGCTCAGGATATCGCAGGTATCGATGCTGCTATGGCAGAATTGAACAGCGTATTCCAAGCAGCTAGCCAAGAAATGTACAACGCTCAAGGCGGCCCGCAAGCAGATCCTAACTTCGGTGGTCAACAAGCTGGCGGTAACGCAGGTAGCAGCAACAACAGCAAAGACGGTAACGTTACGGACGTTGACTTTGAGGAAGTGAAGTAAGTATCGATAAATAACGATAACAATAAATAGGAATATAGGGTGTAACTCAACAAGTTACGCCCTATATCTTTTTGTAGACTTTTCTTTGGCTTTGCTTATTTCTCGGATTTTTATCGTATATTTGTACCATAATTGTACCGACACTTAAAAGTAGATAATGTGACACTTACAAGAATGCCGGTATTGAGAATGAGGAATATAAGTAAAAAGATTATGCCAGCAGCAAAATTTGAAATAAAACGGAAGTGCCAGATTTGTGGAGAAGAGTTTTTAGCCAAAACAATAGAATCTTGGTATTGCTCTCCCAAATGTTCCAAAATTGCATGGAAGCGACGCAAGGATGAAGAACAAAGATTGCAAAGGTTGGACGAAGTGGTTAAGAAGATACCCAAGTCCAAAGAGTACATCACGGTTCCTGAAGCATACGCATTGTTTGGCATAAGCAAGGAAACTCTTTATCGTTTGATTCGTAAGGGTACAATCCCCAGTGTAAATGCAGGAGAAAGACAGACATTACTATCAAAAGCAGAACTGATGAAACTCTATCCTCCACGCAAGAAAGCTCTCACAAAGCCGAAACCTGTTGCCAAACTATATAGTCTGGAGCCGAAAGATTGTTATACCATTGGAGAAATCACAGAGAAGTTTCTTGTGAATGAAAGTACAGTTTATCTCCATATACGCAAATACTCTATCCCTACTCGGCAGATTGGGAACTTTGTGTATGTACCCAAGAAAGAAATTGATAACTTATATAAAGGTGTGAAGCGATGAAGAAAGCATTAGTCAATACACGAGTGTCGGTAAAGCTCCGCAAATCTGAATATCGTGATGAATGGTATCTTTATGTGGAATCTTATCCTGTATTTCAATCCGGAAAAGATACGCCACAAAGAGTGCGTGAATATCTCAATCGTACCATTACAACACCTATTTGGGATAAGTCACGCAATGCAAGGACTAATGCCGAAGGCAAAACCACTTATAAGCCGAAGCGAGATTTGAACGGTGTCATTCAATGTAAGTCGCAATTAGACCAGGAATCATGTATCTATGCCGACAAGGTCAGAAGCCTACGACAAAAGGAGTACGACAATGCAGCTTTATATGCCGATACCGATGCAGAACAGGCGGAGCAGTTGGAACGCTCCCGAAGTAATTTCATTGAGTACTTCGACCATGTGCAGCGAACAAGGCATGCCCATAGCTCTGATTCTATCATTGTCAACTGGAGGAGAGTGCATGAATTATTGAAGATTTTCGCAAAAGGTGACACCATTCTCTTTTCGCAAATAGACTTAAAGATGGTTGAATCGTTCCGGCAATTCATAATGAATGCCCCACAAGGAGGCACTAAACGAGGTACGATTTCTCAAAATACAGCAGCAACCTATTTCTCTATCTTCAAAGCCGGATTGAAACAGGCTTTTATAGACGGATATCTGACTATTGATATTTCTGCAAAAGTCAAAGGCATTCAAGAAAGGGAAAGCCGGAGAGAATATCTCACGGTAGAGGAATTGAACCGACTGGCTCAAACACCTTGTGACCCATTACTGAAACGTGCTGCCTTGTTCTCTGCTTTAACAGGAATCCGTCATTGCGACATTCAGAAGTTGAAGTGGTCGGAAGTGGAAATGTTCAATGGAGGCTATCGGTTGAATTTTACTCAGCAAAAGACAAAAGGAGTTGAATATATGCCTATATCAGAGCAAGCATATAATCTCTGTGGAGAGCCAAAAGAGGGTGAACTTTTGGTTTTTGCCGGACTTCCTGACCCTTCTTGGATAAACCGTCCTGTCAAAAAGTGGATTGAAGCTGCCGGAATCACCAAACACATTACCTTCCATTGTTTTAGGCACAGCTACGCAACCCTGCAACTGGCTGGAGGAACTGATATTTATACGGTCAGCAAAATGTTGGGACATACAAATGTGCGAACAACACAGGTGTATGCAAAGGTTGTTGATGAAAAGAAAGAGAAAGCTACAGAAACCATTAAATTGGATTTATCTCAAACAAAATAACCATTATTATACTTTGTAAGTATAGCCATCTGCGTAAAATCTGCGTGGGTGGCTTTTTGTTTTTATCTATGGTCTTTTCTTCTGACCATCTTATGATCCCTTTATGATTGAAGACATTATCATAAAAATCTACTACTGATATTCTCCACTATTCATGTTGATAATCAATGGGTAATCCTTATGATGATTATGTTTCGTTACTGCTTATTTATGTGATGTATTACACTATGAAATCAGTATGCGTAATCGCTGTTATTTTGCCGAAAAATCAAAAAACAAGTAGCAATATGAGTGAGAAGAACATTACATTTGAAGATTTACCCAAAGCAATGTCGTGGTTGATGGATAAATTGAATGAGCTGGATTCTAAAATAGATGGATTAAACAATCAGAATCAAAGCGTTCCAACCGAACAATGGATGAACCTTAAGGAATTGTGTGATTATATTCCCAGTCACCCGGCAGAGCAAACTGTATATGGCTGGACGAGTTGTCATCTAATCCCATTCCACAAAAGAGGGAAGCGTATCATGTTTCTAAAATCGGAAATTGACGAATGGCTCCATGCTGGCAAAATCAAATCTGATAAAAACTTGGAAGATGAAGCCGCCCAATTCATAAAGTCAAAAAGAAATACCAAATTCTAATGGATTCAACCAATTTATGCAATGCGCTCAGAATGGAATTTGAAGGGATCTTTGAAAACAAGATTCCTTTGGATGCTTTTCCTGCCAAAATTCAAGATATGATATTGGCTCTATCCCGACAAGAGAATTATTCCATAGAATATATGATGGCTTCTCTTTTGGTGGCAGTGTCAACCGCTATCGGCAACGCTGTCAATATTCGTATTCGTGGTGGATGGATTAGTAATCCTGCCCTTTATATGATATTGGTAGGTCGTCCCGGAATGGGCAAAACCCCACCTTTGGATTTTGCATTCCGTCCTATCCGAAAGCATGATGCCAAAATCATCAAACAATTTAAATTGGATATGGAGCATTATAATAGCTTGGTTGAAAACAATAAGGCTAAAAAAGACAAGTCCTCTTCATTGCCGGACAAACCAATTTTACGAAGAACCATCATATCCGATTTTACACCGGAAGCTTTAATGCGTGCGTTGGATGACAATCAGCGAGGTGTCGTGGTATATGTGGATGAAATTATGGGAATGTTTAATGCCGTGAATCAATATAGCAAAGGACAACTCATTGAGCAGCTATTGACAGCCTTTAGCGGAAAACCATTGGATATTTCAAGATGTAGCATCCCTGTACCTATTCATATAGAGCATCCTTTTATAAATATTGTCGGCACGATGCAAACGACACGTATGCACGAACTGATAGAGAAAGGATATAAAGACAATGGGCTGATAGACAGAATAATTTTTGTTTATCCATCGTCTCAGGAAATTTCAGATTGGGGGCTGGATGAAGAATCTTCCGTATCAACTTTTGGTAAATACTCATCAATGTGGGATTCTATTATAAATAAGGTAATTAGTTTGCCATTTATAGAGAATGAAGATGACAGAGCCATACATAATGTATTGGAATTTTCTTCGGAAGCCAAAGCCTATTTTACAAACTGGCGCAATAATGCAGTTCGGGCTGTTAATCAAATCCAAGATGATGGATTGGTGGATAGCAGAGTGATTAAAGCTCCCATGATTACGGCTCGTTTAGCTTTAGTCTTGCAAATCCTTCGTTGGGCTTGCGGTGAAGAACACAAGGATTTTGTGGATATTGACTCAACCAAATCTGCTATTGCATTGAGTGAATACTTTGAGAACTGTTATACCAACATTCAGAAATATATGTTGCGAGAGAGCGTTGAACCGCAAAAAAGAGAATTGCTTGATTGCCTTTCCGCAACTTTCACTACTGCCGATGCCATTCAAGCCGGAAAAGAAGTAGGGTTGTCGGAAAGGTCGGTAATGTATTCTTTGGTTAGCCTTGCTACGAATAAGGTTATCAAGAAAGTAAAGCGAGGTGAATATGAGAAGCTGCAATAAACGACACCTTTTGCAGTTTGCAGTTGTTGCAGTTTGCACTTTGCGCTGACATAGGATTTCTGCAAAACTGCAATAAGTGCAAACTGCACGGACTGCAATAACAAAATGAAGAAGTATGGCTGAATATAGATTTTCTCTTCAAAAATATAAGCGTGGGTCAAAACTTTCATGCCCGAAGTGTGGAAAGAAACAATGTTTTGTCAAGTACATAGATAGCCAAGGAGAAATAACTTTTCCTGATTATGTAGGCAGATGTGACCATGAGCAATCTTGCCAATACCATTACACTCCATCGGATTATTTTCATGATAACCCAATGGTAGTGGATTACAACAAGGATAACTTCATTGAAGCCGATAAGCCTAAGCCCAATTTACTGCCTCCAACCTCTTTTGTTGACAATGAACTAATGAAACGTACTCTTACTAACTATGGTATGAATCCATTGTACATCTACCTGTCTGGGATGTTGGGTAAAGATGAGACTTCTCGGATATTCCAACTATATCATGTTGGCACATCAAAGAAGTGGGGCGGTTCTACTGTCTATTGGCAAATTGATTGGCAAGGTAATGTACGAACAGGGAAGATAATGTTGTATGATGCAGAAACAGGACATCGGACAAAAGAGCCAAGAAGTTATGTTAGTTGGGTACATACAGAACTGAATCTCCCAAACTACAATTTGAAGCAATGTTTGTTTGGCGAACATCTGTTATCTGAGAATCCGACCAAACCTGTTGCTATTGTGGAAAGCGAAAAATCCGCTTTGATAGCTACCCATTATATGCCGGAATTTATATGGTTGGCAACAGGTGGAATGCATGGATGCTTCAAGTCTGACGTGGTAAGTGTATTGAAAGGTCGGTCGGTTATGCTATGCCCGGATTTGGGTGCAAGAGAGGTTTGGCAAACCAAGATGGCTTTACTCACTTCCGTATGTTCTAAAGTTGTATTGAGTGATAGTTTGGAACAATGCGCCACAGACGAACAGCGCAAGAACGGACTTGATATTGCGGGTTTCTTATTGATGACAGAAACACCTGCGATGATACTTCAAAAGATGATAAAGCGAAATCCAAACCTACAAACTTTGATTGACTGCTTGCATTTGGAACTGGTGGATTCCGGTTAGTGATGTGTTTATGGAGAAGCCAAACTAAGGGGAAAGTAAAACTATTGATTATCCAAATGGATATAGGTGACAATAGCCACTCTTAAAGTTGACAGACAAATGGCATAGTTCGGACAAAGACAATGCTTGCACTAAGGTATGTAATGCTCCATTTTTAATGGGTATTCTATGCAAGAAGTACCACCGTCCGACAAAATGGTTTCACTCATTTGTCGTCTTGGAGGCTTCTTGCATTACTCGCAGGCTCGCAATGGATAGAACATTTTATTAATAAATTCCAGTTATAAACGCTTATGGATATACAACAAAACAATGGAAAACAGGGTGTTCGTACTCGTCATATAGACATTCGTCTGACTGAAAATGAGTATGAAATGATAGTAGAAAAAGCTGCCGAATGTGGACTGACACTTAGTAACTACGGACGAAAATTATTGCAAAATCACCATCCAAACAAACGACTTTCAGACGAGGAAGTACAAGGATTGAACTCTTTATCGGATGCACGAGCCGACCTTATCCGCATTCAGAATGTACTCAAAGGTAAACCTGATGAGATTAAAAAACGATATTTCCGAGATGAGAATTATATGCGTGCTTGGATAGAGGCAGTAAATAGGCTTATTGTCCGATGGGGACAAATACGAGACAGTATAAATCAAATTTGAAATTATGATAGCACAAGGAAAGGCAATTTCTCATGGAGCAAGAGCCATTGAGTATTCTATGGAAAAAGATAAAGCCCAGCTCGTTAAGGTGCATGACTTGCCAGAAAATATAGAACCTTTGGCTATGTGGTCACGGATGATGCAACACCAGCATCAATGTATGAAAGACAGATATAATCCGAAGCCCATAAAGCTGAACGCACTGCGCTTTGAAATATCTCCAGCCAAAGAAGAATCGGCAGGATGGACAATGACGGATTGGCAGAATTTGGCGGATGAGTTTATTGCAGTACTTGACGGCATTGACCGAAGATGTGGCAAACCAGATAGTCATCTTAAACCGACCAATATCAAAAATAGCCAGTATGTTGTTTCGTTACACACCGACAGCAAAAGTGGCATCCCTCACTTGCATATTGTAGCTAACCGCATAGACAATATGGGCAAGACAAACGATGCGCATTATATTGGTGAACGTGCCGTTCATGTTGCCAACATCATCAATGAGAGACGTGGCTGGGTGCAATCCGTGCAACGTCGTGATGAGAATATTCAGCAAATCAGTGAAGACTGCATCGCAATATTGAAAGCTATGCCAGAATTTGATTGGGAAACTTATAGCCAAATGTTAAACGCTAAGGGGTACGATATTAAGTTGATAAAGGACGATAAGGAAGTGGTCAAAGGGTACGCTATACGAAAAGGGAACTCTATTTATAAATCCTCGATATTGGGTAAAAGTCGAAAATTGATGCCATCAAAAATTGAAGCGACTTGGGTGGGATTACATGCTTCTGATAAACAAACTGCAATTCAATCAAAGGAAGTATGTACTCAAACGATGGCGCATAATAATAAAGAGGTGATGCCACAATCAAAGCCTTCTATTTACCACTATTCCATAACAGTGGATGGAGAACAACTCGAGGTTGATATACCAGATATGGTTAAGTCTGTCTTTGACGAAGAGTTTGGAAGCCTTGATGAAGAAGTCAAACAGACCAATTTATTCAAAGTTGCCGCCTTACTATTTGCCGGATATTTGGATGCAGCCACTTCTATGGCGGCTTCAAGCGGAGGTGGTGGCAGCCCCGGTAGCGGATGGGGTAAAGATAAGGAAGATGATGAGCGTAACTGGGCTGTTCGTTGTGCAAAAATGGCAAAATGGCTCTGCAAACCGATTAAACGTAGCAGGGGTAGATAGTATTTCATTTATAATCACATATAACCATGCGTAAAAGTAAATATGACCAATCTTCTTTGCCTGTGCAGGATAGCAAGAGCATAGATAGTGATGATAACATTAGCAAAATTGAAAATCGTGTTGATTTTGAAACCGAGCTTGTAAATCTCACGAATCAGATTAAGGACATCAAAGATGTTATCCAAGAATTGAAACAGATAAAAGCATTTGTAGATGCTTCAGTGTTAACTTTTGAAGAATCAGCACAGGTTCTTAATGCTGCAGTGAAAACATCCGACAATATCCCTGATACTATTAGCCGTGCAATTATTCAGGCAGAGAATACTGTTGTAAATGTCAAACTTAGCGATGAAGACAAGTCTATTTTTACAGAATATCGCAATAAATTGATTGAAGAAGAAAAATCTTTATTTGAGAAGCAGATAACAGAATTGAAGACACTTCATACGAATCACTGGAAAGAAGTCCATAAATGTGTGAAATCTGAAACTTCGTTTTCTCTTAATGGCAAAATAGCCAAATGTGCCGTTGTCGGATTCTGGATATTGTATGCGTATTTCTGTTTGACATTGGGAGGATTGATAATCTATATGAAGTTCTTTTAAGGAATTGGAAGGATGGATTGACCAACCTTCCAAATACATCACCATGTTATGACCTTATCAACAATCTCTTGTTGTTCGGCACTGCTACGCCTCAAATAAATACGAGTTGTTTCAATACTTTCATGTCCCATCAGGTCAGCAAGTAGAGAAATATCGTTGAACTTCTCCAAGAAATTTTTAGCAAAGCGATGACGGAATGAATGGGGGTAAACCACTTTCTCATTCAATCCGTATTTGGCTGCGTAGTTTTTCAACTGTTGCGCAATCCCTCTTGTAGTGATACGCTCACCAAAGCGATTAAGAAAAAGATAGCCGGTGGTACGATTGACTTTGCTAAGCCATTCTGTGGCTTCCTTGCGCAAGGACTTCGGAATGTAAATACGACGTATTTTGCCACCTTTGGTGTAGATGTCAAAATAACCCATCTGCACGTGTTCAGCCTTCATTTGGATTAGTTCACTGACTCTTGCTCCTGTTGCTGCGAGGAAACGAACTACGAAATACCATTCTTGGTTTTCCTCCTTTTTTAGTTTGTTTTTTAGAAAAGCGTAGTCGGCATTACTGATTACATTTTCCAAGTAACTCCGCTGCTGCACTTTGACGGATTTTAATCTCAAACGAGATTTTCCCATGCTATCAAGATACTTGTTCATTGCCTGAATACGAAGATTCACTGTCTTAGGCTTGAATTTCTCAATGAGATAGGTTTTATACACAAGCAAATTGCGCTTGTTCAATTCTTTGTGCCGGGAATAATACTCTTTTACGGCATAGAGATAAGCTGCAATTGTGTTCTCCGCCATATTCCCTTGACGAAGATACGTTTCAAAATTTTCAATGTTCATGTCAGATACATTATTAGTTAAACAATTCGTTATCATAATAATGTATGGTATTGCCTAATTCATTGAGTTCCTATTATGAGAAGTTTCTCGCTACCGGAGAGGTGAAGTGCATCGATGAGGAGATTCCGTTTGAGATTCCAAATGGGTGGCAATGGGAAAGAATTGGCAATATTTTTGAAACAACAAGTGGTTCTACGCCATTAAGTAGGAATCCAGATTATTATAAAAATGGCAATATCAATTGGGTACGTACAACAGACTTGAACAATGGAATTTTGAACAAAACCGAAATACAAATAACCTCGAAAGCAATTATAGACTACAATCTTTCTATTTTACCCCAAACCTCAGTGTGTGTTGCAATGTATGGTGGTGCTGGGACAATAGGCAAACACTGTATCTTGCATTTTGATACAACTATAAACCAATCTGTATGTGCCATCCAGCCTAATGGATTTTGTAATATGGATTACATCCATACTTTTATTGAATATCAAAGACCATTTTGGATGGATTTTGCAGCAGGTTCAAGAAAAGATCCCAACATAAATCAACTCATTATTAAGCACTGCTTGTTACCTATTCCACCACAAGAAGAACAACTACGCATTGTTACAAAATTAAATCAGTTATACCCATATATTTATCAATATGGAAATAGTCAAAATAGACTCAACCAAATAAATAAAGAAATATGGCATAGTTTAAAAAAGTCCATTCTTCAAGAGGCAATACAAGGTAAATTAGTTCCACAGATTGCAGAGGAAGGTACAGCCCAAGAATTACTTGAACCAATACGGCAAGAGAAATTGCAACTTGTCAAAGAAGGCAAACTTAAAAAGTCTGCTTTAACCGATTCCATTATCTTCCGTGGTGACGATAACAAGTACTTCGAGAAGATTGGTAAAACAGAACAAAATATTACTGACGAAATACCATTTGATATACCTAATACTTGGGTATGGGTGAGACATAATGACTTATTTGATATTTCAGGCGGTTCCCAACCTCCAAAGTCTAAGTTTATTGAACGAGAAAAAGAAGGATATATACGATTATTTCAAATTAGAGATTATGGCTCTAACCCACAACCTATATATATACCGCTTTCTACAGCCAGTAGGATTTCTCAAAAAGGAGATATTCTGTTAGCTCGTTATGGGGCTTCTTTAGGAAAAGTATTTTATGCAGAATATGGAGCTTATAATGTAGCCTTAGCAAAAGTTATCCCATTATACGAATCCCGACTTATATTTCAGAAATATATTTTTCTGTATTATTGTAGTTCAATATATCAAAATGAAATTGTCAATCGGAGTCGTTGCGCCCAAGCGGGATTCAATAAAGAAGACCTCAATTCATTATTATTCCCCTTGCCTCCTTTGTCTGAACAATATAGAATTGTAGAAAAGTATGAAAAAGCAATAGCAAGTATTATGAGCAGGTAGGTAAAAAGTGCTTAGATATAACAGAACAGATACCTTTTGAAACTCCCAAGAATTGGGTATGGACAAGACTTTCTCATATTGCAAACATTTACGCTGGCAACAGTATTAGTGAAACTAAAAAGAAATCAAAATTTACAGATGTTATAGGACGTTATTATATTGGAACTAAGGATGTTGATTTTAATAATCGGATTATTTACGATAATGGCATTGCGATTCCAAAACAATATGAACCTGATTTTAGACTTGCTCCCAATAACTCAATATTGATGTGTATTGAAGGTGGAAGTGCCGGAAGAAAAATTGCAATACTGAATCAAGATGTATGTTTTGGGAATAAGTTATGTTGTTTCTCACCATTTGTTGGAATCGGGAAATACATGTACTATTATCTACAGTCACCATCGTTCTTTGAACTATTTAACCTAAATAAAACGGGCATTATAGGTGGTGTAAGTATAGCAAAAGTAAAAGAAATATTAATACCATTACCTCCGATTAAAGAACAACAACGCATTGTTGCTCAAATAGAAAAACTATTTGAGCAACTGCGATAGTTCATTTATCCGTTTTGCAATACGCTGCTGTTCTTGATAAGGTGGAATACCAATAGGCAGATTGTAGAATAACTCTTTATTGAGGTGCGGAATAGCCGCACCTCTTTTTGAATTTCTCAAATCCTCTTTATAGAACAGAATGAAAGCCAAAATATATGGTTTCCACATAGCCGAAGAGAGCCATAACTGTTTGAATGTACTCCCCATATACCCATCTTGCGGAACAGTGAAAACTTCACCTGAATTTTCACCATCTACAAGAATGATGTTATCTCCGGCATAGACAAATTTTCCTTTCTCTACAGTGGTAGCAGATGATTTACCACGTAGGTATTTTGCATCCAGACAGATGCCCTTTCCGTTTCTTTTTTCACCGTCTATCAGTTGGCATATATCTTTCAAACGTAGCACAGACCAATTGTTAGGATATTCAAAAGGAAGCTCAATCTCAACGGTTTGCGCATTTATCCTCTCATAATACTTGTTATCGTCACCTTTATAGATAACAGAATCGGTTAAGGCGGATTTCTTTAGCTTACCCTCTTTGACAAGTTGCAATTTTTCCTGTCGTATTCGTTCAAGTAACTCTTGTGCCGTACCCTCTTCTGCAACCTGAAGTACAAGTTTGCCCTGAATAGCTTTTTGAAGAATAGATTTACATAACAGCTCGTTGAGAGAGGTATTTAGTGTATTAAGTTCATTCTGCGTTTGCTCATAGGCTTCGACTAATGGTATTAATTCTTTTATTTTTGAAACTATACGTAGTTGCTCAGAAAGTGGAGGTAGGGGTATATAAACTTTGGCTATGTTTTCTGCTCCTAAATTTCCTTGGTTAGCAGTTCCTGTTTCATATTGAAATACATTTTGTAAGGTGTTTTCTGCTTTTAGAGCATAAATCATAAACATAGATACTTCACTTATGTAAAAACGTAAAATACCCACTCTTTGATTTATGAAATAATTTAGGTCATTCTGTTCCACCTTATATGAAAAGAAATAATCTCTTTTTTTGCGTGTGCCTGTCATTGTGATTAAAATATCATCTAAATGACATCTGAATTTATCGGTTTTGGTTGCCAGGTCATCAGATATATATACTGGTGAAGCATTATGTTTTAAAAAATCATTCTTAATATTACCTAAGCGGAGAACTTGATTATTGGAACTATTAATAAAATCTTGACTTTTATAAGCATAACCACCAATAATCGTTGCAATATTGCCTAATCTTACCCATTCCCACCCCTGCGGTATCTCAAACGGAATCTCCTCATCGATGCACTTCACCTCTCCGGTAGCGAGAAACTTCTCATAATAGGAATTATCGTCACCACGGTAAATGATAGATTCGTTTTTGTCTTTTTTGATTTTCTTTTCCTTGACCAGTCGGGCTTTTTCAGCTCTGATACGTTCAAGAAGTACCGATGCCGGTTCGTCATTAGGGTCTTGCGGTACAAGTTTTCCCTGTATCGCCCACTGGAGTATGCTGTTTTTTAATTGTTTTCCGTTCATCTTATTCTAACTGATTTAGAAGTTTTCGTCTTTTTGTTTTTCATTCAGATAGAACTGATATAACTTTTTCCCTATCTTATCTTTTTTGAAAGTACGTTCATGATTCATAGGAGTCATAGACAAACGAATTTTTGCCACACCTTCATTCAAAATTTCAAACTGCTGTGGAGTAATTCTAAATTGAGCAGTAGAACTAATTTCTGTGATTGGTATTACAATATTTCCACTTATAACACCAGCAGATTGACTTCCATTCCCAATCACAGTTCCTCTTAGTTCAAGATATTTACCTGTGAATGTTCTAATTTTCATGGTTGGTTTAGTGAGGAAATTCATTCTGTCTGAACGTACTGTGGCTACTATAGAATAAATGGTGTCTTGCTTAGCCACACTGTATTTCATATTGCAACCTTCAGCTGCGAGTGCTTTATAAGTATAACCTACTGTTTGTGCTTTAGCGTTAATTCCTAAAATAATACAGAACAGTAATAAGATAATTTTTATAGTTTTCATATTTAATCTTTTTCGTAATCCTCCCCTTGTATTCCTAACTCTCCTTTGCTCATGGCATTGGCAATATCTATTTTCAGTTCTTCGTCATAATCTTTACTTGTCAAAAAGCTATTGACGATGCGTAGCAGCAAATCTTGGTTGATATTCGATGCTGCCACATGATAAATGATAGATTCCAATGTACGCATACAGATGCAAGCGTGCCAGTAGTAATTATTCTTGTGTAAGAAGTAAGCTCCCAAAGTCAGCGCAATACGCTTATTCCCATCATTGAAGAAATGCCCAGAACAGAATCTATACATCAGATAGGTCAGTTTCTCTGCAAAGGTCGGATAGTATAAATCATTTTGTACAAAATCCAATGTAGCACGAATGCCACCTTCATCACGCACTCCTTCAAAGCCACCATCGCTAGCATCAATCATTTTGCCATAGATGGTTAAGGCTTCATCGTAGTCTATATAAACAATTTCC